AAACAAGCCACCGTGAAAGACGCCGCTCGCCTACTCGGAGTCAGCAAAACGGCGATCAACAACATAAAGTCGTATCTTGCGGCCGATTCCCGTTTTGTGGTCCTGGTAGATCCTCACCACAGGCAGCGCCATCTTATCAGATTAGTTTAGGGAGATAAACCGCAAACTTTTCGGTTTTCGGTTTTCAGAACAAATCGCTAGCGGCTAAAAAACGATCTATCAGATGTGACGGTCATCTGATAAAATATAGTATAGTCTAATCGGAGATATAGATATAGTATAAGAGAATATATATAAGCAATAGATCTTTTACGGTATGTAGCTCTTTATTCGCATAACCGAAAACCGAAAACATGTTCGGTTTAAAATCGACTCTCTTCTCCGAAAAGTTGTGATTCTTCGTGCTTTCCATTTTAGTTATGTGACTGTCGGGCCGTTTTTGGTTGAGAGAGTCACATAACTAAGCCGCCGTGGCCCTCCACCCCTCGCCCCTCGCCTCACTTCTCCAGCTCGCCCGTCGCGATCATAGCCTTGATCCTCTCGCCCGTCGTCGTCCTCGGATAACCGATCCGTCGCGCAATCGCGGCCGGTGATCGCTCGCCCGCCACCCACAGCCGCTTTATCTCCTCTAAAGCTTCTTGATTCTCGGCTAGTTTGGGTCTTTCGTCCGGTGGGTGAATGATTCTAGGGTCCTTCGTCTCTTCGTCCATGTAGTCCCATGTCTTCAAATCCACAGCGGCCGATAGCGTTTTGGTTGCATAAGCTTTTACGGTCAATCCCTCTTTAGCTGCCATGATCTTTAGAGCTTTATGGAGATTTGAGCTTACTTCTATTCGATATTTTTTAGCCATAATATCCTTAGATTTTAGGTCTCAAAAGGTATTTATACTTTTGGCGCTATGATCAAAATATGATATCTGAGGTCCGGATCTTCTCGGGACGGGCTGGCGGTCTGGAGATGCCCATCGAGGCCCGGGAAGCTCTCCATCTCCGAGACGGCGATCAGGTCGAGGTCGTGATCCGCAAAAAAAAGCCGAAGTCGAAAATGACGCCCGAGGCATTCGACAGGATGATTTCCGCGATGGCACGCGAAAAACTTTTTATCCGCTCAAATATGATTTTCTGAATTGTGGAGTAAACGCTAGGTGGCGGAGGGGGAGGGGCAACGCCCATTAACTCCCCCTCCGTTCTCATCGCTTCACGCCCTTCGTCCGGTTGGTTCTTCGGGTTACTATCCTAAGATTTCTTTTACTGTTAGATCCACCCTTGGAAAGAGGGACCTTGTGGTCGACCTCTCGCGAGTCTCCGACCTTCAGCCCCATTTTCCGCCTCGCCGCGTTTCGCATGTCCCGCTTTTTGATCTGCTCGGGCTTGCCGTGGAAGTCCCGGTATTCTTTCTTATAGTCCCGCTGCTTAGCGGTTTTGGTTTTGGATCGGCTTTTGCCCCCGGACCTTCTCGGCTTAATCGTGATATGCCCCCTTCGAATCGGTCGAATATCCGAGTACACATCTGCAATTAATTGCCTCGTAACCTGGCCCGTCACCTGGAAACATCGGCCTTCCACCATACGGAAACGGCTCATCGAGTCGGACCTTCACACCATCTCTTTTTATATGAAGTGCCCTTGAAGACCCATCGCTTATACAATCCCAAACTTTGTATTTGTAGATGCCACGCTCTAACTCTTTCTCGATTTTGGAGCCGTTGATTGCGGTATTCGTCTCGGTCCGCCCTATCCGCCGAGCCCGCGCAGGGCTACAGAGTGGCGAATTTTCGAGAAGTTTGACCGCCTGGCGTTCATGAACGGGCCAGTTATCGATGAATAGCTTCCTCATATACTTGATATCAGTGTCGGCCATGTTACCGGCCAGTTTGTTCATACCGTGATTTTTGAAATAATTTCGACCTCGAAGAGACGGGATCTCCTCCAGGACGACAGGGAAAAAGGAAGCCGACGCCCTCGCCAGGGTTCGCCTCAGAGGAGTCCCGAGGGCCAGGGTTACATAGACTTCCGGGTCTTTTTCGGCCTGTCTCTCCGCCCAGTAGAAGTATCCAGCCTTCCGCAAGCTCTTGATTGAAGGCGCTACTATCCTGAAAAGCGCAGTTACCGCCGCCTCGTCATCCATCAGATCACCTCAAAAAAGAGGAGAAGAGCCCGTCTAAGGCAGGCTGTAAGCCTCGATCGTCCCGGCGATATTTGTGCCAGTCGTGTCGGTCACATCGAGATGGATCGTTCCGTCACTCTGTAAATATCTTGCTGTCTCAATGGGCCCGATAACAAGCTCGTTGGTAGCAACTACGTTGCCCCCTCGTACCAGATCGCCCAGACTCTTTCTGAAAGCAGGATGAGCGGTTCCGGCCTTGAGGGTGATCGCGCCACCGGTCCCCGTCCCCGCCGAGATGTGGACGAGGATAAGCAGCCGCTTGAAGTTCGCCCCGGCTGCGATGACGTGATGGTTTCCCTTATCGAGCGTGTCCGGGGTTTCTCTGTCAGCCCACACGCCCGAAAGCTCGTTTACCGTAATTTCAGATCTTACCATAATCTATCCCTCCTCAGCTCGGCGCGCAGGTCAGAACGCAAAGACAGTCCGGCTCTATAACTTTCGCCCCGTAGCAATGCAAGCCACGAAGGGCGTCGGCGAAGAACTTCTCGGGCCTGTAGCCCTCAACGTCGTTCACGGAGTCGGCGAAAGTACACGCCCGCGCCACCCCGGCCACGACCTTGTAATGGTCCCCCGTATCGTTAGGCACGTTGTTACTCTGCAAAATCGAGAAGCCGAATAGCTTCGCAATCTCGCCGTTTAGCATCACGCCCTCAACACCGGACCACGACGGGTTAACGATCGCCTCCTCCTGGAGCAGCCACTTGACCACCCACGGAGGGACGACGACAAACCGGCCCTCGGCGGGTACGTTGTCTTCGTCAAGAAGTTGTTTGACCTCAAGCAGCTCCTCGGTCACTATATCGGTCGTTCCGTCGAAGATTTTGTCGGTCCCATCGGCCCCAACCGCGTTCCCGGCCTGAGCGGCCATGATACCGACTATGTACTGGTCTGCAACGTCAGCCAGCCGATAAGCCGCGTCTCTCGTTGCTGATTCCATCAGGGCGACGTTCATCTGAGCCTTGTCGATGTCCTCGATTCTGAAATTGAAGTACTTCGCCTGCTCGATTTCGAGCGTGGTAGAGGCGTCGTCAAGCTCTTCAGGGTCGCCTATGCCCGCGCTTCTGTCGTAATTATCGACCGTTACAGGGCCGTGGGCGGTGATCCTCACGGTGTCGCCCTTTCCCTTGATGTCGCCTTCGAAGTCTCGGTTGATAACCCCGGCCTGTCCATAGACCATGCTCTTCTGTAAGTTCTGGAGAATCTGGGCGCTCCAGATCTCCCCTATGAAATTCGTTATTGCCATGTTTCACTAACCCCCGTTAGCGTTTTAACTATCCCCTCGAAAGACTCCCGTCTTTCAACTGAGCCGAGATTTGAGGCCAGTTTGCGGTGATCTCCTCGGGCTTCATCGCCTTGACCTCGGCTCGAGTGAGCGGTCGCTTCGGCCCGCCCGGTGGTGCGGTTCCGCTCCCCACAGCCGGCCCCGGCCCCAGGCTCTCGGCGAGCCGCTTCGCGTCTGCGAGAAGCTCCTCCTCGGTCTCCCCCTGGAGGCGGTCTATCAGCCCTTCGGGAAGGCCCGCCTTCTTTGCGATCTCGGTTCTCTGAGCCTTCAGCTCGGAGTCTTTCAGCTTCCCGCCCTGAGTCTCGATTTGAGACTTCAGCTCGGTATTTTCCGCCTTCAGAGAGGCGTGAGCGGCCCTTAGGCCCTCGTTTTCGGTCTTGATCGTGTCGTAGTCGGCATATTTCGCCTTCTGCCGATCAAGTCTCTTCTGCACAAGATTGTTAACGTCTTGCGCTGTAAATTTCTTATCTCCTTCCGCCATAGCGTAATTAACCCCCGGATTTTACGCTTCCGTAAGCTGGTTCTTAGATAATCGTGAAATCAGTCCTTCCAAAAGTCTTCGATCGCATCCCCTACTTCTTCAATAAGATCATCTGCGATCCGGTCGATCTCCTCGTCGTATGTCTTCCGTATGAACGACCGTTCGGGAATCGTGCCGTCCTTCGTCCCGAACTCGTGAGACGGCGCGTACTCGAGGACCGTCTCGTCGAAGATGCCCACCTCGCCCACCACCCCGGACCCCTCGGGCCTCACCTGATGGGCCACAGCGTCCCTCATGTCGCCGGTGATGATGAGCATCTTCTCTTTCCGGATCTTCTGCTTGCGGGCCGCGGTACGGCGGGCCAGGGGTGGCCAGGAGCTATCCCCGCGGTTGATCTTCGCTCTTACCTTCTGTTCCAGGTCCTCGCACGCATGTTCTACAGCCTCGCCTATCCTTCGGGCGGTCTGAGTCTCTGGTTTTGCCATGTCCACCACCTCACACGAAATTGTAACTCGTCTCTCTTTGCTCCTCAGATATTTTGGACTCTTCCCAATCGAGGTCGGCCTCACTTGCGTCAGGGTCAAGCCTGGCGAGTGCAGAGCGTATACTCGTCAAGCTCGCAGACTTCCTGAGCTGCTCCACCTGCGCGGCCTCGACGGGATCGGCGGGAAGGGCGCTTCGCCACTCGATGGTGAGGTTAGTCAGCTGCTCGGCCCCCCCCGGGAACCTGGAGACGACCTCCAGCCGGGCGCATAGCCTCAAAGCCTCCAGAAGGGGCCTCTTCGCCCTCGTCCTCAGTCTCGCCACCTTCGCCAACGTCGGGATAGCCAGCCGCTTAAGGGCGCTTCCGGACTCGGCGAGCCCGTTCTTTGTGTCGCCCAACAGGGCCGGCGAGATTTCCCCGAGTGCCATAAGCTCCGACTTGATCTCATCAATCTGGCTAAAATTATTTTGGAGGCTAGCGTCCCATGTCATGTACTGAGGGAGCTGCTTCTCAGCGTTCGCCAGGATGTACCGGCCGCCCCCGATCTCGATCTCCTCCATAACAGGCTCGCCGGTCTCGGGGTCCAGGGTCACGCCCTCGACGGGCAGGACCATGTTGGGGTCGCTGAATTTATCTAAAGTCCTCGAGGTCCTGATAAGGCGCTTCTCGAGCTCTCGGACCAGATTTTCGATTGACAGATAGTCGTCGAGCCCGTAGATACCATTGGAGGCGAGGAGGCCGGCCACCGGGACCACAAGGAAGCCGTCGATCCCTGTCTTTATCTCGCCCTCCATCCCGGCGTACCGCTCGAGGGCGCTGATCGGGATCTCGCTTGCGATCGCCGCCCCGCTATCGAGCCGGAAGAGCCGGTTCTCGATGGTTCCGGGCTTGTGGACTTCGACTCGGAGATAACCCCTCTGAACATGGTCTTCGTACTGGCTAAAGTTATAGGCGATGACGTGGGCGTCGACCTGTCGCCCATCGTCAGGCGAGACCACCGGATACCAGTAGCGGGGATCGACACGCTCGATGATCCCGCCCCGTTTTGGATCGAACCGGACCTTCAAGAGCCCGTTACCGAACTTTAAAATATCGCAAAAGATATCATAGACGAGAAGATCGAAATCGTTAGCCTCGGCGATCCTATCGAGGACGTCCTGGTTGTCGGCGAAAAGCCGCAACGGTGAAGCCAAATCGCATATCAGCGTGGTCGATCTCTTGAACCAGTTGACGTTAATCTGGCTCATTTCGTCGCTTGTCAGCAGGTCTGGAAACGCGAGATCGTGATCGCCCTCGAAAAGCAATACGCATCTATTGTATCGGTCGATCCGCGCCTTCTCTGAGGTGGGCGGCCATCGCCGACCTTGCTCCAAGAATGAAAAATCTGTGAGTGTCAATTTATTGCTCCTCCTCCCTTCTTGAAAATATAATTAGCAGCGTATCTTAGTGAGTCCAAAAGATCATCCTTGTCTTTGACGGGCGCGTCCTCGCCCCGGGCGGTGGCTTTCGGATCCCATCGGTAGCCTTCCAGCTCCTCAATGAGCCGGGGACATGCAGGGCCTACGATCTTCAGGGCCCCGGTGGCCAGAGCCGAGGAGATCCTGCCTATACTGTCTAAAACGCTGTTATCCGCCCCCCGGACCCGCTCCACCTTGTCAGCCTTGAGCTGGTTGATGAAGCCCCGGGCCGATGGGTCGACCAGTATCGCGCTCGGATACTTCCCGCCGATGAACGCCCCGAGGTCTTTCGAGAGCCTGGCGTTCGTCCGGTCACTCTCTCGATACTCATCGATGGTATACCAGGCAGGGCCCCACCGGCCGAGCTTCAGGAACGCCGAGGGGTGGGTCTGGCCGTAGTCAATACCGATAACAAGCGCTTTCATGGGCCCGTCTGGAGGGCGAGGGACTACGTGAGCGGATCTATCGAAATGAGGGAATACCGCGCCTTCGGCCATCACCCACAGGCCCTCGATGTACCTCTGATAGAATAGGCTCGAAGGCGGGCCGAACTGGCGTTTCAGCTCTTCGACGTACCGAGGATCCAGCCAGGGATTATCTTCGAGATGGAACCACCACGTTCTGAGATCGAGCTCGCCCTCCCGGTCGATCCATCGCTTTTTGAGATAATGGGCTGGAGGGCCCGGGTTCGTTGTCAGGAAAAGCTGAGCTTCGGGCTCTGAGAGTCTGGTCGTTAACATGTTAAAGAACGATTCAGGGCAAAGGGACCCCTCATCGACGTATGCCTTTTCGAGGGTCTCGCCTTCGATCTTCTGATAGGCTGCCTCGTCGTTGGCGCCCTCTACCCAACATTCCCGCCCGTAGATCCAAACCCGCTTGAGAGATCGCTTATAGAGGTAGTTCTGAGGGCCAACGAGCCGCCCGATGGGGACCAGGACGTTTCTCTCTAAGGCGCCTAGGGTCTTCCCCACCATCAGAAGGTTGCCGCCCTCGGAGGCCTCTTGGATGGTCCTCAGCCATCTGACATTGGCGCCGACGGTCTTCGCGCTCCTCACCGCACCGTGAGCCAAGTTCACCCGGGCGTCCGAGTGAAGGCAGAAGTCGCGCTGTTTGCCTACGGGAACCTGGAAGCTCACGGCCTCGCCTCCTTCAACGCCCGGATCCTGGAGAGGGTCGTCTCCAGGTTGACGATGAGAGCCGAGGCCTGGGCTTCGAGCTCGGCGAGCTCCCCCAGCTCGATGATGTCGGCAACGGTCCTCAAGTCCCCACCTCCTCTTGGCCCATCTTCTCAAACAAAATACGGATCTCCCCGCCCCGCGCCGTCGGGTCGGTGGATTCTTCCAGCCGCCGCTTATCGATCCAGATCGCTGAGGCCATTGCCAGGGCTTGAAGATCTCTTGCATTATCACATGTTTTCAGAAGAGTAGCAACTTTATCGAGGCCTTCGCCTACCAGCTTGATCCTGGCCTCGGAAGCGTAACAGGACTTGGCGATCGCTGCCTTTTTCGTTGCTGAACGTTCAAGGTCGAGCCCATTTCTCGCCGCAACGTTGGATATAGTCCCTGTGGCCCTCTGGAACTCTTCGGCAACGTCCCGGACGGATCGCCCCGCCTCCAGCGCCTCGAGGATCTCGGCCTCCTCTGGCCCGCCGACGGGGGTGCCTTTAGTCACCTAAAGCCACCCCGTAAGAAGAGG